GGTGCAATTGCGATTGATGCCGAAGGTATTGTCGAAGTCCAAACCACCGACTCGGTATAAGGAGAACGACAATGGCATTTTCTATTACTGGTTTAAACTCTGTCAGCCCTAATAAGCGCGGCAACGCACCATCGATCTACGCTTATAAGACAACTGACTCCATTGCCGATGTCAACACATCTGGTTACTTCAACAGCCTGGCTGATACCCTGGAAGTTGGAGACCTGATTTACTGTGTTACATCAACGGGTACAACTGCTGTAGCAACGCTGGTATATGTGCTGTCTAACGCATCAGGTGTAGTTGATGTGAACGATGGTACGACATTAGCTAACACGGATACGGACTAATCAAGAGGGGGTTACGAGCTCCCGATTGTGATGCCGCAGCCGTATGACGTACAACACAAGGGGTGTGCCATTATTTGTGGCGCAGCCCCTTGTGTCTTTGAAGATCTAGCAAACGCACTCAAGCTGCGCCCAAATGCCACCATCGTTGGGGTCAATAACGCAGCTGCAATTATTCCTGAGATTGAGCATATCTGGACGCAGCACAACAGCTACGCTCAAGAATACAAAACCAAGGCCGGTAGGCCAATAAAGGTTCACGCCAGAGCAGGCATCGTTGGAAATGATGTGGATTACTGGTGGACTAGCATGGTTGGCATAAAAGGATCGAGCGGCGTTGTAGCCGCAATTTGGGCCAGAGCTATGGGTTTTGATGGGGTAATTATGGCCGGTATTCCACTAAGTGTTAGCAGCACCAGCTACCACGATCAGTACCCGGACAGTAAGCCAGACAGGGTATTTGCTCCCGCCAATAACATTGAGCATTGGCAGAGGTTTTTGTATATACACAAACAAGAAGGCCGCATGGATGGTGTAACCTCTCTTAGCGGATATACACGCCAAGTGCTAGGAGCCCCATGTTAACCGTTGTCTGCGTTCTCAAGTCTGGCCGCTTTAGCCAATCAGCTGGCAAAGAACCCTATACCCCATCCGATGTGGAAAGATTGATGAATATGGTTGCCAAGAATCTTGGAGACCATAGGTTTGTCTGTTTCTCGGATGTGGATGTACCCTGCGAGCGGATACCGCTCAAGCACGGGTGGCCAGGTTGGTGGTCTAAGATCGAGCTATTCTCTTGGATATTTGATGGCCCGGTGCTTTACTTTGATTTGGATACCGTTATCTGTGGTGACCTGACCGAGCTGGCTGAGTATCCACATAAATTCACGATGCTCAAAGACCTGGGCAGCCGCAATACCCCGGCAAGTGGGATGATGGCCTGGAACGGGAACTATTCGCACATTTACCTGACATTTAGGTCAGACCCATCGTTTTACATGACTATGTACTCTGGCAGCCTGAACCTCGGTGACCAGGCGTTTATTGCCAAGAATCAAAAGCCAGACTGCTTGTGGCAACAGATATTCCCCAATAGAATCTTCTCATACAAATTTCATCTTCTTGGCAAGCAAAAACCAGATGGGGCAAAAGTAGTTTGTTTTCATGGCGAGCCAAAAGGCTCCGGTTCAAGTGGCTGGGTAAGAGATATATGGAGTAATGCAAATGGCAGCAGGTGATTCCGCACTATCGATTTGTTCAGACGCTCTGTTGATGTTGGGCGCTAAAGCTATCTCATCGTTTAACGAGGGAACCAGCGCGGCCAACGTATGTGACCGGTTATACCCGGATATTAAAAACCAGACACTTCTGAATTATCCGTGGTCATTTTTATACAAGAAGATTCAGCTATCTAAATTAATCACCACTCCAACCACAGAATATTCCTACGAGTATCAGTTGCCGGGCGATAGGATCGGGCCACCTCGCCAGGTGTTTGTTACCAACGCTGTTGGGGCCAGGCCGATTAAAGGATATCGGATATTCCAAGACAAGCTGTTGACCAACGAGACCGCCATCTATGTTGACTATCCATATGCCGTCCAAGAGTATGAGATGCCGGTTTACTTTGTGCAGCTGCTCAAGTACATGATGGCCTGGCATCTGTCGCTACCAATTACAGACCAAATCGACAAAACTCAATACTGGCAGCAGATTGCTATTGGAGCTGCGTCAGAAAATGGCCGGGGTGGTTATATGCGTACCGCCACAACCATCGATGGCCAGGGGCAGCCAATCTCTGTGATTGAAGACTACAGCCTAATTGATGTGAGAAATTAATGGCACGGTTTACGTCAATCCAGACCAACTTTTCAACCGGGGAACTTGATCCCCTGTTGCGTGCAAGAGTTGATTTGCAGTCTTATTCAAACGCCCTTGAAGAGGCCACCAATGTAGTGGTGCAGCCCCAGGGCGGGATTAGGCGCAGGCCCGGTTCTAAGTACATAATGTCCCTGCCAAACTCAAGCACGCCATCTGCCGCCAATGGCGTGCGCCTGGTGCCGTTTGAATTCTCGACATCCGACAGCTATATGTTGTGCTTTACCGATAGCCGAATGTATGTTTTCAAAAACGGCGTTCAGCAACTAGCCATCAACGGAGGGGCAGACAATTTTCTAAGCACCAGTTTATATGGCCTTACTGGTGATAGGCTAGCCAATCTAACCTGGACGCAGTCAGCCGATACCCTGATTCTCTGCCACCAGGATCTTGCCCCGGTAAAGATTGTTCGCGGTGCCAACGATTCTGCATGGACTGCTAGCAATCTATCATTCGACAGTATTCCCAAATATGCCTTTACGTTATCGGTATCTAATCCATCTGGAACATTGACACCGTCTGCTGTAACCGGCAAGGTTACACTAACGGCATCCACGGGCACGCCATTTAGCGCAGGCTCAGTTGGTCAATATGTCAACGCCAGCCCACAGGGCCGAGCCAAGATAGTCAAATACACAAGTGCCACAGTAGTTGACGCAATAGTCGAGTTCCCGTTCTTTAATACCTCTGCCATTGCAAACGGCTCATGGGAATACGAATCTGGTTACGAGGCTGTGTGGTCTGTTACTAAAGGTTGGCCAAGAGCGGTCACGTTCCATGAGGGAAGGCTTTACTTTGCTGGCTCTAAGTCGCGGCCATCAACCGTATGGGGTTCCAAGGTTGGGCTGTTCTTTGACTTTGAGGCAACCGAGGGATTAGATGATGATGCAGTTGAGGCAACGCTAGACACCAACACCTTTAACGCAATTGTTGATGTAGCCTCTGGCCGAGACCTGCAAATCTTTACAACCGGCGGCGAGTTCTATTGCCCACAAGAGGGCTTAGAACCAATCACGCCAACCAACTTTTTTATGAAAGCGGTCACCCGCAATGGTGCCAAAGAAGGTGTCCGTGTCCAGCAGCTGGAATCAGGCACATTATTTTTGCAGCGCCAGGGAAAGTCGCTCAATGAGTTTGCTTTTACAGACACGCAGTTAACCTACGTCACAAGCAAGATATCTCTACTTGCTGGCCACCTTTTAAAATCTCCAACAAGGATGGCTCTGCGCCGGTCAGTTGCTACTGATGAAAACGATTTGCTATTGATCGTTAATAGTGCTGGCGGGACAATTGCTGCTTTTTCTTTATTGCGCGTGCAAAACATAATTGCCCCGTCTGAGTTTACAACGGATGGGGAATATCTTGATGTCGGTGTAGATCTCACCACAATTTATACGGTGGTAAAACGTACGATAAATAGTACGACCCAATACTTTGTTGAGGTCTTTGATGACAGCTTGCAGCTTGATTCTGCTAAGTCTGGCGGCGCAGCTGCGTCCGTGTCAATGTCTCACCTTGTGGCTAAGTCCGTGCAGGTTGTTTTAGATGGCGCTGTACAAGCGGCACAGACCGTGCCTGGTGGTGGAACGGTGACGTTTCCCAGGTCAGCTGCTAGCTCATACCAGGTAGGTCTTAATTTCACAACACAGGCAGTCCCTATGCCGGCAGATATTAAGATTGCATCTGGAACCAGGTTGGCTTACCAAAAGAGAATTCTTGAGGTTAATGCCATTGTTAAAGACACTCAACATATGGTGATAAACGACAATGAAGTCACTTTTA